CAATGATGTTGTTGAAACACTTAGAGGGGAATCTGAATTGGACTTCAACAAAGCAAGGATAAGGTTCAGGAATGTTATACGATTGCATGGACAATTCGAAGATAAGTATCTCATTAATGGCAAAAGTATAGAGGACATATCATCTAGTGATTTATCCGATTTCATTGAGTCAACACCTGAGGCTAGATATACAGTAGCAACTGAACCAAAGTTAGGAGAAGTACATAAAGAGATAACTAGGATGTTCTATATGGCTGAACAGTCTCTTAAAATTATGACACAAGTATGTGAAAGATTTGTGAAGAAAGTAATATCTAAATCGTCAGGTATATCAATTACTAAAAGCCACAGGATGAGGAGGAAAGAAATCGAGGCAATGTTATGTGCATATACAGGTTTTACTCATATTGAAGATTCGGGGGATGACTTGAAAGTAGTTTATATTTCATTTGACATGAGTGAATTTTCGAAGAAATTTCCAAATGCCCTTGTGAGAATAATCGGTAGTGTCCTTACTGAACTCTCTGGAGAGGACTGGATGAGTAGGATAGACTTGTTCTTCAGGGCATCAGTAGTCTATCATAGTACACGTGGATTTACTGATTACACATCTGGTATGAAAGGAGGGTTTGAAGGATTTCTTAACTTCTTATGGACTTTAGCAATGAAAGTTGTAATGGATATAGCTGCTCAGAGTACAGGAGTCATGGGAGTTTTAGCTGTTTATAGTGATGATGGACTACTGAGATTATATGTTAATGGCACTATGGATGAGGTTAGAGATAAGGTGAATAAGATACAACATGTATTCAAGGATTACGGTTTAATATTTCATATGGATAAAACAGTTGCCTCAACGGAAATCATGGAGTATTTGGGTGTGTACGGAGAGAAGGGAATGATAATTCCTACTTGGGTTAAAGAACTAACTTCCATTGGTAAAAGGAAGACTAATCCGGGTGTAGAGACTGTTAGTGACAAGGTAATGCTTTGGAGCAGTCAGTGTAGTGCAATGATAACAGCTAAAGGGCCACCTGAATTAGCTATGCTAATACAGAACGTCATGACTCTAAGCACACTTAGGAGATTAAATAGCAGAGTAAGCTCAAAGACATTGGCTATCATGACTGCTATACCCTACTCTGCAGGCGGTTTTAGGACTCCATCAATAACTGAATCAGGATTATTAAACAAGATAAACCCTATTTCTAAATTCACTACAAATATCGAATTATTACATGAT